AATATGTAGACCCATCATGTTAGCGGAAAATCAGCCAATCAGCGTACAGAGAAAATCAGCCAATCAGAATGCAGCAAAAACTAGCCAATCAGCATGCAGCAATTGTATGCTTCTTTTTCAAAAAGAGAGAGGCCAAATGAAAAAGGTTTTAAAAAGGCCATTGAAAACATGATTCTTTTAAAAAAGTTGGTCGGTCCATTTTGAAATACTTTTAAACCGACCATACAAAGTAGGAAGCGATTCTTACAAAGTATGGTTCTTCTTTTGAAACTATCCTACAAAGATTATACTCTTATATTCTATGTTATCTTCCTTCAAGAATTACAAAAAACTTACCCCAAATATAGTAGAATCAAAACCGATTCCAAGTACAGTAAAATCAGAACATCCGCTTGTACTACCCTTGTCTCAACTGTACACGAATGCTAAAGAAAAACTTAGACAAAGTATAGAAAAATACAAGACAACACATTCACCCACATCTCCTGAAAGTCTTACCTTTACCTATAACTCGTTTGATAGTTGGTTAACAGAATTAGCGACTCCAGGTCGCGAATATAAAATTTTACAATTTGGAGGACTCATTCCACAACCAACAGGAGGATGGGTGAATGAAACACCTACCCAAGAACATTTTATAAAACAACTCACCACGTTGTTAGACGGTGATACCAAATTTGTGATTTGCACGGAAGCCCCTTCAGAAACCTTTTTTGGACAAACCGGTCTCGTCTACAAACGTCCTGACCCAACCAAACCAGTAGGCGTTCTATCCAAGGCGGCATTTACTTTAACACTAGAGAATCTACCCCTGTTGGAAGGGTTTCCTACCTATGTATGTTTTACCTTGACCTCGGATGGAAACTCCATCAAGATTTTAAATTTGCACGGTAGTAGTGGTAAGAGCAGCGCCAAACCAGCCCAATTGCAGCGTGTGCTGGAGATATGTCGTGAGCATAACGTGAATGCCGTGACAGGAGACCTCAACATTACCGTGACCAAAACCGACCCTCCCCAACCCTTACGTGACGTATTGGAGAATCTTCAGGTAACGTGCGTGAGCCAAAGCGAACGTATCATCCATAAGAAAAGAGCACCGGATGATATCATTACCAACAATCAATTGACCAAGGGCGGTAAATCTGTTTCCGAGGTAGATTCCATGGTGATTATAGAATTGTCGGAATGTCCTCAAGAGACCCAAGAGAATGCCACTGAAATGGTTGCCTTTTCAGATTATTCACCCACGAATCCGATTATTGCAGACCATGCAGTAATAACCCGAAAAGTAGGGTTGTTTACTTTATGCAGTGTCAACACGGCATCGGTAGATGATGAAGTCAAGGGATTTTTATTAAAGGGTCCATGGAAAGGAGTAGACCCGGCGTTGTTTGCGACAGAAGTATCCCTACCTTATACGAAATGGTGGGTACCCGAATGTAAAAAGGTACTAGACCGATTAACTCCAGAACAAAAAGAACATCCAGAAATGAAGGCGGTATTTGAATGGATAACCAACTACATGCGTAGAAGTGGAGGACGTACACGACGAACACATCTTAAAAAGAAAGATAGTAGAAGAGTGTATGGCCGCAAGATTAAAGTTGCCTCCCAAAGTAAAAAAGTTCTACACGTACATAGAAAACATAGACGACCTACAATTAGGTCGGTACGTTCGTTGGATTCATACCGATAATTTAGAAAAAATGTACAACGGAGGATTTCTTGTAAACATAGGAGAAGTGTGCACGTGCAAGAATGGAAAGGGAGGCCTTTTCACCTTTGTATGGGAAGAGAATTTAGTGTTTCAACGAATGAGCAACGATGAAATCATCATCAAGTACGCTCAAGAGATTGCGGAGCAACGTTAAAAAAAAGATGTGTGAATAAAGGATAGGATGCCCTATGCAGTGTACACGGGCCACATTCGTAATGAAGTGTTTGAGACATGGGAAGAATGTAAATCGGAGATACATAAGAAACCCAAATACAAAAAGTTTGATACCCTAGAAGAAGCCGAAAAGTTTAAAAAGTATGGTCCATTTGGAACCGCGGAAGAATTTAACACGTGCATCTACACGGACGGTTCCGCCATTCAAAAACAAGGTGCCTTTTATGGTGGGTACGGCATCTATTACGGTAAGGACGACCCGCGCAACACGTCCGTGTACCTCGGAAAAGTAACGAACAATGTGGCGGAGCTGACGGCGATTCGTGATTGTGTGCGAGCACTTACTGAAAAAACCGCCATTTATACAGATTCCACGTACGCGTTGTTGTGTTGTACTTCGTACGGAGAAAAGTGTAAAAAGAAAAAGTGGATGGGTGAGATTCCCAACCTTGATTTAGTTCGTGAAACGTACGAATTGTGCCAATCCAAACCGTTCATTACGTTAGTTCATGTGAACGCGCACACGCTAAAACAGGATAGACACTCTTTAGGAAATCGTGAGGCGGACAGTCTTGCGAAACAATCCTTAAAAAATATACCGTAATACCATATGATTCAAGAGAATTGTTCTCCTGCGACGAAAAAACATATCAAGGGCTCCTGTTTATCCGTACCTCTTGTTCATAAAATGAAAGACCAGTACAATAAAACACATAAGAATAAAATTCAATCCAAAAAAAATAAAGACATTATTCAAGAATTGGCGTTACAATTGTCCTGCAATAAGGAATCCTGCATCACTGAAAAATTGGGAGAAGGTTCACGCATGTTTGCACCCAAAATGCCGCGTTCATGGTTATCCAATTCTAATGAATGGTTATCTTCGCTTGAATTCATTGACATTTTTAAAGGATACGAAGAAGCACATCCGGACTTTTTATTTTTAGGTCCTGCTGCTTCTGATTACGAACATAAAATCAATGGTCAATGCGAAATCAATCAACTATGTACCTTGGATGTAAGAAAATTACCAAAAGGTGTGAAAAAGATAGGCATCGTGTTCAACCTAGACCAACATGATGAACCGGGGTCTCATTGGGTATCCATGTACATTTCTGTGAAAAAGAAAACCGTCTACTATTTTGATTCAGCCGGTTCCAAGATACTTCCTACTATTTATGCCTTGTACACCCATATTCATGCCCAAGACCCCGCCTACCGTTACGTGGACAACTATCCGTTGATTCATCAATACGGAAACAATGAATGCGGCATGTACAGCATTTTTTTCATTTTAATCATGTTGTTTACAGAAAATTATTCCTACTTTACAAAAAAGAGGTGGCGGGACTCTTCCATGAATGCCTTGCGCAAAAAGCTGTTCAATGCCTAGGTGGATTTTCTGACCAATCAGCGTTCAGCAAGAAACCAGCCAATCAACGATGAGCCGAAATACCTAGTGAATAAGTAGGATAATCTTGATTTGAAAATACTTTTGGGAGACTCACCATAGTTTATAATCCATGCAATCTTAAAAGTATGATAACCCATTTGAATCTATAAAAAAAGATGGATTTGAAAATACTTTTGGGTGACTACCCATAGTTTATAATCCATGCAATCTTAAAAGTATGGCTACTCTTGAAACTATTTTAAATGTATAAAAAAAGTGAGTCCGAACTCTACTCACACATCATTTACACATTTTTACCAAAAGTAAGTCACTGTATTGTATATCTTGGTCTTGTAGTACGTGTTGGCCACTACATCCGTCTTGGGATTTAACCTCTTTGGGTTTGTCTGCCGTTCTGCAACAAAGGTCCAATCACCTCGCCGGTGGAGTACAATGCGAGACAGCTCGGGATGACCATTCAGTTCCCGAAAGGCATCTATCCATTCCGATGTGGTTGGCTCCATTCTTTCTATACCTCATGTACCTTGGGTAAAAGGGGTTTCAATTTTTAATCAGATGTCGGTTGGAAAGTATTCTGAAATAAAAAGATTAGATTTGAAAGTATTTTTGAAAGACTATCCCTAGTTTATAAACCAGGCTATCTAGAAAGTATGGTTCCCCTTTTGAAAGTATTCTGAAATAAAAAAGTATTGTTTTGAAAGTATTTTATAAACTAGAGTATTCTAAAAAAGATTAGATTTGAAACTACTTTGAGACTATCCATAGTTTATCAACCAGGCCACCTAGAAAGTATGGTTACCCTTTTGAAAGTATTTTATAAACTAGAGTATTCTAAAAAAGTTGTAGTGTTACTCATTTCTCATTTCATCACCCATTTCTCATTTCATCACCCATTTCTCATTTCATCACTCATTTCTTGATTTCTTCCAAGAAACGAG